ATCGACTCGACCATCTGGCGCTGGGTGGCGGCCATCTCGTCCATGCGGCTGTAGATCCGGTCCAGCCCCTCGGGCTGAGCCGTGGTGGTCTCGGCAGGCTGCCCCTCGGGCGGCGCCTGCTCGGCGGCCTCGGCAGGCGGGGTCGCCTGGCCGGGGTCGATCGCGGACATCTAGTCCTCCTTGGATTGCTCGCGCTCGGCGTGCGTGATGACGGCCTCGGCGGCGACTCGCGCTTGGCCGAGACCAGAGAGAAAGCCCAACAGGCGGGCGTACTCGGCTTGGTCTAGGACACGTCCCTCAGATCCGGCGTGCGAGAACAGCAGGCGGTCGACGGCGGTGCCGTGGACCGCGTCGGTCAGCTCCTCGAGCACCTGCCAGCCCGGCGAGGCGAGAAGTGCGCTGACCGCGTCCCGGTCGGCCAGCAGCCGGTCGGGGTCGCGTCGTCTGAGGTGGGCGTGGTACGGCCGGTGCTCAGCGCCCACGGCGCTTGACCATCCGGCGCTGCATGTCCATCGGGTTCGGGAGCGCCCACGGCGCCCCCTTGAGCATCGCCGTCAGCGTCGGCCCCAGCGGGCGCGTCGACTTGCGGCGGTACGGCTGCTCCCGGCGCGTGAGCTTGCGCGGGCGCTGCTCGGGGATCAGGTCCATCGTGCCTCTCACTCGGACCCCAGCTCCTGCACGGTCGCGAGGATCATGCCGTCGGTGATGACCGACTCGTCGGCGCCCGGCTCGTAGTCGGGATCGTCGGCGTGCACGGTCAGCGCGTACGTCCACGCCTCACCCCAGCCGGGGGAGGCGGCCCACAGATACATGTTGTCGCCCGCCCAGCGGACGGCGTCGTCGATCAGCGGCGTGTTGCCCAGGTGCTGCTGCTGGGTCGCCGCGGCGCGGACGCGCTCGTTCATGTGGTCGTCGTTGGCGATCTGAGAGATCGCGAGGTATGAGTCCATCCGGCTCCTCTCTAGGCGCTCTGCGGCGCGATGATCCAGCTCATCGTGCAGTTGGCCGGGTCGACGGTGCCGACGGCCGCCGACGCCTTGACCGACGCCCTGAGCGTGTGGACCCCGCTCGGGACGCTCCACGCCTCTGATCCGGTGAGCACGCAGGCGTTCGGCGCCGACATGGAGATCGACGGCGCCTGGTCTATGCCGTCGATGCCGAAGTTGAAGAACACCGACGTGCCGTTGACGGCGCCGGTGGCGTGCAGTGTCGCGACCGCGATGCACCCGGCCGGGACGGTGATCGTCGGGTTCAGGCCGCCGATCGTCTGGTAGGCGGTGGTGAGGTTGATGACGGCGCCGGTGCCGCGCGCTCGTCCGATGTAGGTCTGGATCGCCGGGGTGCCCGGTGGTCCCTGCGCGCCGGTGTCGCCCTTGTCGCCCTTCGGTCCCTGCGCGCCGGTGTCGCCCTTCGCGCCGGTCGCGCCGGTGTCGCCCTTCGGTCCCTGCGCGCCGGTGAGGCCCTGGATGCCCTGCGGACCCTGCGGGCCGACCTCGCCCTGGATGCCCTGCGGGCCTGCGGGTCCGACCGGGCCGGTGTCGCCCTGCGCCCCCTGCGGCCCGGCAGGACCGATGGAGCCGGTGCCGCCGGGACCCTGCGGGCCGATCACGCCTTGCGGTCCCTGCGGGCCGGTCGCGCCGGTCGGCCCCGCCGGTCCGCGCTCGCCCTGTGGGCCGGGGTAGCCCTGCGGCCCCATCGGGCCGGGCGGCCCGGGGATGAAGTCCGCGAGCGGGATCTGAGACCGGAACTGGACGTAGCGGTAGTCACGCTGGCCGGGCGTCATCGGCGCGACCGCCCAGTAGTCGCCCTCCGGCAGGTCGAACAGCAGCGAGCGGTCGGCGGCGACGACCTCAGACGCGACCATCGGCACGCCGGTCGGTGGCATGTCGGCGAGAATCTGGTCTGAGACGCGCGGGTAGGCGTCGACGGTCGTGCCGGGCGCCCACGGGACCAGCGTGAGCGTCGTCGGGTACGTGGTGACGGTGCTCACGCTTCACCTCCGAGCGCGGCGCCCTGCGCGCCGTTGACGGTCGGGCCGCCGACCATGTCCGGCTGCTGCTGTTGCGCGGCGGCCTGCTGGTCGAGGAACTGCACGAACATCTCCGGCGGGATGCCGAGCTGAGCGAGGAACCCCTGGATCTGATCGGCCGGGACCTGCGGCGTGGTCGGCTTGACGTAGCCCTCCGGCTGGTCGATGCCGTACAGCTCGAGCGCGCGGATGAGCAGCTTCTCGCCGTTCAGACGCGGGTCTTGGCTGAGCGCGACGAGCGCCTGCGCGTCGGCGCGCTGCTGAGGCACGTTCTCCGGCGCGGTCGAGCCGCCCTCCACCTCCACGGCCATGCGGCCCATCAGCTCGCGCGGGCCGACCTTGACCATCTTCCACGCCGGGATCGTCGGGTTCGCCGGGTCCGGCTCGGTCGGGATCGCGAACGTCTTGTCGGTGAGGATGCGGCGCTGGTTGAGCGCGACGAACTCGAAGCCCTGCGGGACGATCACCTGCGTCTCCAGCAGCCGCGCCTTGTTCTGGATGCGCATCGTCGCCGCGGCCTGCACGAGCTGCACGCCGGTCGCGGTCTCAGACGCGCCGACGTCACCGCCGGTGACCGGGTCTGAGATGCCGGAGGTGCGCTCGATGTCGGAGACGATCGCCTGCTCCTCCTTGTAGCTGGAGGCGGGCAGCTCGGGCACCGGGATCGGGAACAGGAAGTCGCGCGGGTCGCCGTTGACCGGGATCGCCATGTTCGGCCCGAAGACGAGATCGTCGGCGTCGACGGCGGTCTCGTTGTAGGCGAACGTGCGCATCAGGCTCAGCGTCGCGGCGTCGCGGCGCTGGGACCGCAGCGTGTTGATCTCGTACTGGAGGTGGCGGATCGGCTCCACTTCGGAGATGCCGACGAACCGGCCGCCGACGACCGTAGGCCGGTAGACCTGGAACGGGATCGTCGCCTGGCCCGACGGATTCGGCCCGGCCTGCACCGGATAGCAGGCGTCCAGCACGCTGATGACCTGCGTGCCGTCGTGGAACTCCCACACCTCGTGCAGCGCGTCCTGGCGCTGGCCTTGGGTGTTGTAGCCCTCCGCGCTCAGACGCTGATCCCAGACGTCGGAGCGCTGCGTACGCGCCCGGGAGCTGAGCATGTCCTCGAGCGTCCACGGACACGTCGGGTCGTTCTCCTGCGCGCGCCAGATCCCCAGCTTGACGTTGCGCGCGACCTGCGCCGGTGAGCGCCACAGGCGGTGGATGACGTACTCGACCGTGGGGATGTCGTCGCCCCACGGGTCCCACATGAAGTCGAACGGGTCCACGCGCTCGGCGACGGCGTCATCGAAGGCGACGACCTCGCGCGGCTGGCCCTCCGCGAACTGCGTCGGGTCCAGCGGGTTCGGCTCGGCCTTGACCTGGATGCGCTTCTCGTGCTTCCAGCGCGTCTTGCCGACGCCGATGCCGTAGATCAGCCCGTCCTTGCCGATCACCTGGAGCACGACCTCGTAGCCGATCTGCTTGCACTGCGCGTCGACCACGATCTTCATGTTGCGGACGTTCCCGAACGCCTGCTCGTCGCGGGGCACGACGATCATCCGCGGCCCCTTGGCGACCATCCGCGGGACGATCGTCTCGATCGTGGAGTAGATGAACGGGATGAACAGCTCGGCGCCCCACTCGGAGATGGCCGCCGACACCGCCGCGTCGCGGTCGCGGAAGTCGCGCGCGTGCTCGCGGAAGTCGGTGAAGCCGCGGTAGAGCCGGTAGAACTCCTCCGCGCGCGTGCGGAAGGTCTTGTGCTCCGGCTCGGCGCGCTGGTAGGCGCGTTCCACGATCTGCACCAGCTCGCGGTCGCGGCCCTCCAGCGCGTCGTAGCTCATGCGGTCTCGACCTCCGGCACGGCCTCGATCTCCGGGTCACGCGCGGGGGCGCTCTCGCGCGCCGGGGCGTAGGAGTCGTAGGCCACCAGCACGCCGGTCGTGGCCCACTCGTTGGGCGCGATCTGCTCGCGGATCGCGGTCATCTGCACGATCCCGCCGAGCTGGAAGACGGCGCCCTCCAGATCCAGCAGGCACGTCCGGACCTCGTCGCGGTCGTGCGTGATGAAGCCCTCGTCGGTCAGCTCTCCGAGGAACTTGAAAGTTCGATTCATCGCGGGCGCCTCCTCGTGCGTTCGCGTTCTCGTGCGCACGCGCGGCAGCGGTGGCGCCCGTTGGCGTACGTGTAGACGTTGCTTGGGTCGGTCCAGTCGTGGCCGCGCTGGCAGCGCTTCTCGCGCCACGGGCGGCCGGAGTCGCCGCGCCGGGTGTTCACGACCGGCGCGACATCTTCGAGGTGCGCGGGGTTGACGCAGCGGCGGTTGCGGCAGAGGTGGTCGAGCTGCTCAGACGGCCACTCGTCGTAGGTCAGAAACCACGCGACGCGATGAGCCAGCCCTGTGCCCTCACCCTTGGCGCCTAGCCCGATCTGGCCGTAGCCGTTGGGCTTGGTCGACGCGGTCCAGACCCAGCACCCATCGGTCTTGTCGACCTTGAGCCAAAAGCGTTCCTCGAGCGTCTTCACCGCGGGCGCCTCCGGGTTCCCGGGCGCCTGTTGTAGACAGACCCCTCCTCGCGCGCGAAGAGGTTCAGCTCGGGGTCGCCCTCGAACGGCTGGCCGCTCGGGCGGTGAGACTCGACGTAGTCCGCGTGGCGCTCCACGCAGCGGCGGACGTGCGCCATGAACGCGCTGTCGGCGGACGTTGGGAAGCGCATCGCGCAGACGCGACAGACGTACATGCCGTAACCTCCCTGCCAACGCGGGCCGGACGGAGCGGGTTATCTCCTGGACAAGAAGACGGGGTGACGAGCCTCGTTTCCCGTCCCGATCACACGACCGCGGCGATG